TAAAAATGGATCATATATAATGTAAGGTTGCTGTTGTGAGTTCAATATCACTAAGGCGCGGATTTGTTGTGTCGGATTCATTCGCAGGGTGGAGCGACCAGCCACCAGAACATTGGGATGATCGATCAGGATAATAGCACTACTGAATCCCCAAGGCTCCCACGATGATACAGATCGTTGCAAATGCCTTTCTGGTGATGGTTTTTTGGTCAATCATTTCTTTGAAGATCTGGGGTGTGACTATTGTGACGACGGCAGAGAAGATCAGAACTAAGAGTGGCTGCACTGAGACAACTGCATTCACGAGTGTAATGGGGCCAAGGCTCGCGGCCACGGCGTGGACAAACCCACCCATCATACTAACAAACTCTGTAAACGAGATAATACCAACACCACTGACACCATGTGTGCGTAGGAGTGTTTGCAGCGCGTTTCGATAGATCATGACAAGCGGGAGCGCCAAAACGAACGTGGCGATGCGCATAGCCGAGAACAGATCCCAAAAATTCCAAAATTGAAGAAGGTATTTCCAAAAATTGCAGAACTCAAACGTGCCCTCAAAGGCAAAGAGAATGCAAACGCTAACCCCGCAACCGCTCATAGAGATGCTCCCGGCGCCGACGAGCCAAAAGTCCTATCGCAAGATGCTCAAGCTATTAAGTCAGCTGGCATGGTATGGGATGGGAAACTTCGCCTTTACAAAAAGGCGCTCGCAGGTGGCAAAAAGTATCTCTACTTTGATCCAAAATCAAAGAAACGTTGGACGAAATAAGCTCTGTAGTCAGCATTATTAGAATAGCTGACTTATATGGCAAAATTTGACATTAAAACCGTTGGAATCAACGGAGGCGCACGAACCTTTCGTGTAGCCGCTTCCGCAACAAGGTTTTACACAGGTGAGCCAATTAACTTCGCAGGAACATATACATCCGGTGTGGCTTCGGTCAACACTGTGGTCGTTATGACCGACGCAAAACCCGTCATTGGGACTGACCTTATGGTTGGTATTGCTGCAAAAGATGCAGAAGTTAATTCTTCGGGTACAGTTACCGCTCACAAAACCCAAGTTACGGTTCCGATTCCTTACGTGACGAAAATCCGCGGCAAGGCCAAAACGACGACGAACGTTGACACCGATTCAGAATTGCTCGGTGTTCTTTGGGATGTTGTGCTTTTTGACCTGACAGCCGCTGTTTACACAATTGATGAAACAGCAGCCGCAGACACATCAGGGCTTACGATTGTCGATGGAAACATCGCCAAACAAACTCTCGATGTGACCGTTGATGCCCGTGCAATGCGTGCAGACATCACATAATTAATAGTTAATTCTTTACTTCAATGGACCAAGGTGGAAATACAACACGACTCTCCCCGGATGGCTTTCAGACCGCAATTGATGCGTTTGTCGCGGAAGAATACGAGAGAGACGAACTGCCTAATGTCCTTTCCAGCCGGAACGATATGTTCTTCAAACAGCGGAGCACCGATTCTATGGCCGTCATCTGGGATGAATGGTCAAACGTCGGTACTTACCAGCTGACTGATGAACAAGAAGAAGTCAATGTGACTTCAGTCCGACTCGCGAACCAGACAGTCAAGAGAGTTTCCAAATACACGAAACGCATTCCGATTTCGTGGGAAGCTTTCAAAACTGACCGTCATGGCCTTCGCGAACAAATTGGAAGGAACGTGGGCGACCGCGCCCGTCTTACTCAAGACCAGCGCGCGATTCTCGACAGCTACGGCGATGCATTCGCAGGATCAGTAAACGTGACCCCGGATGGACAGGCTCTGGCTTCGAATTCACACACGACGGTCAACGGCGACACCGTTGACAACTTGGAAACCGGCGCACTTGCTCCAGACGCACTCTGGACATGCACGGTTTCCCTTGGAGGACAGAAAGCACAGGATGGAGAACTCGGAGGCTACAACTTCTCGGGAATCCTCGTGCCTTTGACCCTCTACAAGACTGCAAAAGAAATCTTGAATTCGTCATTACTTGCGAATTCAGGTGAGAACAACTTAAACATTTTCGACACCGATTATGGACAAGTTGCAATCAAGCAGTCGCCGTTTCTTGGCTCGGCTTACAACTCAGCCTCGAACGCAAACACTTCGTACCACTTAATCTCTCGCCAGCACACCGTCTCTCGAATGGTGCTTGCCGGTGTTGAGACGGAAATGGTTGAACCGAAATATTCAAAAAATGACACATGGGTACTCGTATCCCGCTATGCGGAGACCGTGTTCCCAGAATCATGGGCGGGATATGTCGGTTCCAATGGAACTGCTTAATTACTAACCACCAACCACCATATGAAAAATAGCATTGTATCTGCACTCATCGCCGCTCTCGTAGCGGGGATCATTGCGGTTATTGCAGTGGGTATGGTTGGTAATAATCAACCAGTTTCCACTATCGCTGATCTTGGTGCGACGATTGGCACGAGATTCATCCACGGGTTGGCAACAACCTACGTGGGAACTCCCGTAACCAGCAATACCACCAATTCCAGTGTTCGCAGATGTCAGATTTCGTCTGGCAGTGACGCGTGCTCGGTTCAAAACAATTCAGGAACAACCTGGGTTGTCCGCCCCCGTATTTATCTCACGGGAACGGCAAGCACGACCAGCATGGAAATTACCGTTTCAACTTCATCTTCCGCGTTATCCGTTATCGGCGCTTATCCTTACGGATGGGCTACCTCGACAAACGCAACTCTCGCTCCTATCAAACACCTATTTTCCACCACGACTTATGGTGGATTAGGAACAGGACGAGTGTTGATGGCTTCATCGACCGCCGCCAGCAATAACGAAGGAGCATTCCTAGTTGGAAATGGCGATTACATCCACTGTGTCGTCGCACTATCCGCACTCGCTAGCGACCCGACGAATGGATACTTTGAAGCTGCAACATCGAGCACATTTGGCGTAACAACCAACTGTATCTACGATGTGCAGACGATTGGAACTCCGACTGACAACAATCTCTAAGGGGTTTCCCCTGACTGCCCTTCAATCTGGAGGGCAGGAATGGGGAAATCGCATTATTAAAAATCTAACAACATGAAAAACGGAACAATTATTCTTATCGCGCTCATGTGTCTCGTTGTTGGGCTTGTGATCTACCGCCCGATTCCAACGAATCTCGGCTCTAGTTTTGTGCGACCCGCAAACGTCTTTTCATCGGTTGCCACGTCCGGGATTGTGCTTCTTGGACCTGCGGCTTCTGTGAACCACGGATATGGCAAAGCTCTCACGGCGCACTCGAATCGCGCTTGGGCTTCGCTTTCAAACAACTGCGGCGTGAGTCTCAAGCTCTGCTTTGCTTCGACATGCTCGAACACATCAGGCATCAACTTCGCTTCATCAACCGTTTATGAAATCAATTCCCTCAATCTCTATTCAGGAAACGTAACGGTTTATGCAGCCGCGACCTCGACGAAGTGCCTCACTATTCAAGAATCCACTTATTAGATGACCATTTCCCAAGTCAAAGAGAATCTGACCGGGATGCTGCACGGTGGGACGCTCAATAAAGTCCGCAACCTTGAAGCGCTCTTTGAACGTGTGGGAAATAAAGTCTTAGCTCAAATCGATCCGATTGAAACAGAACGCATTGTGGCGCTCTCGCAATCGGTTCACGACAATCTGAACAACTACGCCCTCGCATCGGACTTCAAAAGCCTGATTGATCTCTATCCGCAAGCGAATCGTACAAATGCCGACCAAGCCGCGCGGAGATTTGCAGAACCGTTTGATCTTTTAAAAGCGCTGACCAACAAAACCATTTCCATCGAATCAAACGAAGGAACGAAATTCCTGCGGATCAACTGGAAATGGCGCGCGGCAAAAACGCTTCACAACATGGATTCGCTCACCGCGAATGGAACGTGGAGCCTGGTCGGTTCAGCGACAGGATTGAGTGCAAACACGATCTATAAATATTCAGGCGGCGCTTCGATTGAATTTGATCTCGTGGCCTCGGGAGATGGGATTCAGAACACTTCTATCACCGCGCTCGATCTCACCACTGAAGACGAAAAAGCAGACATTATCATCCCGATTTACTTTAGTGCTACGCCCACAAGCGTAACCGTTATTTGGGGCAACGATCTCACCACGAACTATTGGACTTCAGTTACCCAGACGACCCAGGCAGACGGCACCGCATTTCGCGTGGGCTGGAATCTCGTTAAATTCCCATGGTCAACAGCAACCGAAACCGGAACCGTTGCGTCAGCAACGATCGATTCATTCAAACTTACTGTAGCCGCGGGCTCGGCGATCTCTAACATTCGGGTTGACAACATCATCTTTTCGCTCGGCCAGCCGTTCGATTCAAAATATTACTCGCAATACATCTTCAAAAACACCTCGGGAACGTGGATCTCACGGCCAACATCAGATGATGACACGATGGTTCTTCAAGGAACCGCCGCTGAGATCTACTTACGAGAATGCGTGATCGCAGCTGCTCAACAAATTGAAGGGGAGGATTCTGCAAACGACATAAATTGGGCGACCGCAGAACTGAAAGAACTTTACCCGCGCTATCGCGGGGAACATCCCTCGCAATCAAAGAAAGCCGTTACTAATTATTTTGGCGCGCCGCGCTTTAAGAATTGAAAAAATACCAGCTAATTGAAGAATGCTTAGGATATTGGTCGGCACCCGACAAAACAAACACCGATCCGCGCTTTCTTGTTGGCGGTTCACAGAATGTTTTAATTGATCGCCAGCGCAAAGTTCATTCCCGCGGCGGCTATTCACGCTTAGGCGCTGCAAACACTGCACTCACTCCCGTTAGATCAGCTTTCACTTGGCTTACATCTTCGGGCAATGAACGTGCGCTGCGCTCGTATGATGATGAACTCGAAGTTTATCTCGATTCGGTTGACGGAACATCCGTTGCCGCCTGGACCCGCGTCGTTGCGTCTTTAAGCACGACGGCCACGATTCGATTTGCACAGTGGTTTGATGCGACGGAGAACATCGATCTGCTTATATTTATTCAAAGTGACCACAATATCTACGAATGGAACGGTGCGGTTGCTGTTGTTGGTTCAGTTCCTGGCGCCAATTCCGTAACTAAAACTGGAACAACCACATTTGCCCAGAATCGTTTTTACACAACCAGAAATAAGACCTTCGTCTGTGTGCGAACCGGTACAGAATATACTTACACTGGAGGCGAATCGACCACGACGTTGACGGGCATTACCGATACAACGGGACTTCAGGCAGGGGATATTCTCATCCAGAAAATTGTTACCCAATCCAACAAACCCGCGGCAACTTTCACCAACGACACCATTTTCGTATTCGAAAACCAATTAGTGCTCGGCTCGTTCTTATCCGACCAGGTTTACCTCTCGAAAAATACTTCTTATTACGATTTCAGCTATTCAAGCCCGCGCGTTCCGGGCGAAGGGGGATTGCTCACTTTAGATGGCCCCTCGGGAGGATTTGGAAACTTTGGCAACATTCTCATTTGCTTTGCCGGCAGAAGTGGGATTTTCCGCACGGAATATGAACAGATCACGGTTGGAACTACACTTGCCGAAACTCTGAAAGTGAGAAAATTAAAAACTGGCGTTGACCAAGCCGCGCAAAGCCCAGACTGCATTATCCCGATCGGCAACGGCCTTGCGTATCTTACTTATGAACCTGCGTTGCGGCTTATCGAAGACGCATCCACGATAGAGGCGCCAAAGATTACTTCGCTCTCAAATCCTATCAAGCCTGACTTTGACGGCGAAGATTTCACAAACGCTTTTGGCCTATGGTTTAAAAACGCAATCTATCTTTCCGCACCGGTTAATTCTCACGCTTATATCCTGGAATTCACCGAGGATGCAGACGGAAAAACGCGAAGGTTCTGGCAGGCGCCGCAGATTTTACCGGTGAGAGCCTTCTCGATCATTAGCGATCTTCTTTATGGACACTCAAATTCAGTGCCGGAATCGTACAATCTTTTTGCTGATAGCGTGTTTTCTGATCTCTCATCTGATGACGACAAGCTACCGATTAACGCGATTGCCGCTTTTGCATATTGGAACGGCAAGAATCGCGCGAATCTAAAATCCTTTGATGAATATTTTGTGGAAGGGGAGATTTCAACCCAGACGAATGATCTGTCACTTATCATCAACTACGACTTCGGAGGCCACACCCAACAGCTTACTGAAAACATCGATGGGACTGACTTAGACATTCTTGAGGAAACCTTACTCGCGACTTCGCTTGGCCAGCAACCGCTTGGCCAGAATCCTTTAGGCGGATCTACCAACGCCCCCGACGAC